CTTCGGACTCTCCCTCAGGTCAGTTGTTTAGGCTGGCCCGACCACTCCCTATAGGGGTGATCTCCACCCAAGTTTCATGCTAAACGACTTGGGACGTCCAGAGTACTCCAAGTGATTACTCGTGACCTCAGGAATTACCCTAAGGGAAGAACGAAGAGGAGCCGCGAGGCTCGAGTCTTCGTCTCCATTGTCGGGTAGACGCCAGGGAATTGAATCCCTTAAGAAAGCGTCTGTGTCCAACTTAAGTAAACACTTGAGAAGGGCAGCAGCCCCCTCCAAGGAATCCTTGGGGGGTTTGGCCTTCACTACATAGCCTCTGACTAAGGGGCTATGAAGGCTTGGGTGCACCTTCTGGGTTTCAAAACCCAAAAAGCTCACCCTGCCCAGCACAGAGGAGCTAGGCAAGACGACAGGGAAGTTATTTCGCAACAACTTCCTGCAAATGTCGTCAAGCCATTCGCAAGTCTTCCAGTAACCACTCATATAGAGTTGATTACGAAGAGAGACAAGCGATTGGACCTCTGAAGTATCCTGCCGTCGTGTAGGAAACGCTTGCCGGACACGCGTTATAGAAACGTCGTGCCCATTAAAGTACTCCCTACCACAAGACTCTCTGAACTTGCCAGTCCAGAAAGACTTGCTCGTCCCTACCCGGGCACCAAAATGCTCGAGCATACGAACGACGGAGGTCACATGGTCTACAGGGACAATTAGATCGTCCCCATAGATACGCACCGATCCGGAAAGGTCATTAAGATCCTTCCGGGAAAGTGACGTGTTAAGCGATCTCTGAATCCCCATGAAGATCAGTGTAGTAAATACCACTGCTTCAACAGGGAAGCAAAGTGCTGAACCCATAGACGCGTATTTGGCCAAACGGATTACTCCGTGACCACGTACGAAAGCCCGCCGGGACCGTGTAGCATCGACAGCCGCAAACAAATGCGGATACCGACGCAGCATAGTCCTGACGAGCTGATTGGAAACTCTATCGGAAGCATCACTCAAATCGAGTGTTGCGGTCCTCTGATCAAGAGAACCTTGACGAGCCATCTCCTGGTTAGGAGTTTGATCGTCGAATCCGATAACCTTCACAAGGAAGTCATCCTTGTAGAAGTGCTCGAGAAAACTGCGCAGGACTGCCTGTTGCATATACTGCATACAGGTAGGTTCCATAGCAATAACTCGGGGAGTTTTCAACGTCTTAGGTACCAAGACAACCTTAACAGGTGTCTCGGCGCCAGGTTCGTCGAAGTGAACTCCTGACAACTGACTAAAATACCGCCAGTTAGGAAGGAGATTCTCGCCAGCTGTTAAACCGGCTTGTTCGAGACGAGTGGTCCAAGTCTCCTGACGATACTTTCCGTTTCCGGAGAGACCATCAGCAGTAGATCCAGGACCATGTTTCGGCACAACTCTACCATAGTAGACATCTCTGTCTATCTTGGAAAAGAGGGGCGCGAATAACAAATCTGACATAAGTTCAAACTCCCTGAGATCTCTCTCAGAGATAGAACGATCAGATTCTCGCACTTCGAGCTCACACTCGAGATAATTGCGTAGAGCCTTCCTCTGTCGTGCTGGGGAGCACGGTAGAGTCATCTTGCCAAACATCAGCGTAAGCTGACGAATGGCTCGAATGGATTCCACGCAAGGATCATCGAGTAACAGGCCACTACTCCGGTCGAACACACGACTGAAGAAACCTCCGAGAAATCGGGGGAAACTTCCCCCGCGTTCATTGCAGAACGCAGGGTGGTTAGTCACCCGACCTTGGTCCAACCAGCTTTGGGCCGATTTTCCCAGGTCAGGTAGGGTAATCGTTAAAAACGACAACCCCTCATGTTCGACACGAGCCATGACGGTATTAATGTCATGGCTGGCGCTAGTGCAGCATTGGTCAGCAGCTTCCGCTGCTAACCTGGACCAGAGTGACATCAGCCTTTTCATTGGCCCTCCTTTAATAGGGGGTAGCCAAATGCCTAGCCTGATGACATCTACGTCTAGTTCAACTGGGCAGCCTTGGCTGCGCGGTTGGCCTCATTCACTCGCCACGACTGGACCAATTGGTCCTCGGCGTGAACCTTGCAAATGAAGCCCAGGTCCGCAGTAGAAAGACCGTGACGGCGAGGGTCAATTTGACCCATAAGCCAACCACGAGCTTCCTCAACGGAGGCATCCCAGGGAATGAAGGAAAAGGCATACATCTGCGCTTTTTCAAGCGACAGTGTCACCTCACCCGATTCCTCGGGGCGCAAATTGGAACTCAAAAGCAAGTCTCCTTTGGGAGAGGGTGAATGAAGTTACTAGATACCACGGAGTGACACCCGATTAAGGGTGCAGCCTACTTGTTACTGTACTATAAAAGTATCAATAACAAGATTGAGAGTACGGCCAGCCACTGTGAAAAGTGCAAACACAATCAGTAGAGTTTTATAACTCACTGAAATGTGAATGTCCAATCCAGAATGGTCGTCCGCACCGACACGACGTCCGGCCCGGTAGCTTGTGTACTTTTCCCCTGAAAAGGGTTCAGTCACGAGTTTTCCGACCCGGACCTCACTACGACTCACCGCCAAGCAACTTGGCGATGAGCGCATCGGAGCCGGTGGTAAACAGGGTTTTGAAACCCGTGTAAACCGCCAGCGCCTCGGTGTTCGTATAGCCAGCGGGCGGAAGGTCGAAGACGATGTAATTCGCCATCGATACCTTCACGTTTTCCGAAGGCTTGAACGGATCCGAGGTGACTTTCGAATGGTCGATCCTCAGGACTCGGCGAGCTCTTCCCTGTTTGACGAGGGAATGGTTCACCGAAAGCCTGATCAGCCCATCAGCAGAAGTGTAAGCAGACTCGTCCCCTGACGAAAAAGTTTTCGGCAGAGGCGTAGTCGCCGCGCTAATGGTGATGGATTGGGGATCGGTAAATGCCATAGGCATCACTCCTAGGGCTCAGTTCTTGAGCCCCAATGGCGTTGGACGCATCACGTTCATCTCTCATCGCAGACGGGTTAACCCGACAGCGGCGAGAATGGACTTCTGGAGGGTCGAAAGACCTCCCATGGTAAGTCCGAACCCAAAGGGGTTTGCCTTCCGGCGCAACTTCGTTTCAACAACGAGATTGACGTCGGGAGGTCGTACGGTTGATCCACCGCGAATATTGGTGGGACCGACGAAAGTATAGGTATCATGAACAATTGAATGTTCCATGATATACCCGTACTTCATAACAAGACCATCGTTGGCCCAAGAGTTGGCGTTCGTAATAACGTCGCCAACATTGGAAAACCAGTCGATAGCCCAGCTCCACGGGGTGAGTTCCCAAATAGTCTCAGGTGTCAGGTCGGCTCCAAGAATCTTTCGATAAACTTGGAAGTCCGATGCTAACGGAGTATACAGATCCCGAAAGAAAGTCATCGGGAGATGATACACGAACGCACCTGAGAACCATCGGTTAATCGTC